GGTATCTATATCGGAGAATGGAAGCCTGATGGAAAAGCAGGGGTAAACACAGCATATTCATTTCCAACAATTTAAAACATTATGGTAAATAATCACATTCATATATTTACGACAGACGATATACCTAATAAGTTTCTTCCATTAGGATTAGTTAGGTGGTTGGCGAAAAAGGATAGAAAAGTCTTTAATTGGATACTTCATAATTTAAACCCACTCACAGATAGTGATATTCTAGACAGGTATTTAGATTTTGTTAGAGTGGGGAAATTAGGTGGACAGAAAGAGATATTTGAGAATATAATGAAAGAATATCCAAAAGAAACAGAATTTAATGTTTTAACTATGGATATGTCTTTTATGGGTGCAGGAAAAGTTCCGAGAAATTATGAATTGCAGTTAAAGGAATTATCAGCATTAAATAAGCAATATCCACAAATAAATGCTTTTTGTCATATAGACGTAAGGAGAAGTAATTATTTAGAGTTATTTAATAATTGCATTAACGTATTAGGCTTTAATGGAGTTAAATTATATCCTCCATTAGGAGTTGCTCCTTTTGATGATAGATATTCTCATATTTACGAGATATGTCAAAAAAACAATATCCCTATAATGGCTCATTGCACTGACGGAAATCCTGTTCATTTTAAAGGTAGTAGAAAAGAGTTAGTTCAGCTACTATGCAAATACGGATTTCCTGTTGATTTGCATAAAACAAATAAAGAATTATGTAGCTTATTTACTCATCCGAAGAATTATGAGGGATTACTGTTAAAATATCCCAAACTTAATTTTTGTTTAGCACATTTCGGGAGAGGTAGCGAATGGGATTATGTCATATTAGAAATGATTGAAAAGTATGATAATCTTTATGTTGATTGTAGTTACGCTATGGCTAATGAGAATTACTGGTATAAGTTCAAACTCCAATTAATAACTAACGAGAAATTAAGAAGTCATTGTTTATTTGGTAGTGATTATTATATGAACGTAATAGAAAATACAGAACAGCAATGGTCTTGTAAATTAAGAGTATTTTTAGGCGAAGAAATATGGAAAGATTTAACCATTAATAATTCAAATAAATATTTATATAAAAACATATAATGTCAGATTTTTTAAGATTTAAAGAAGAAACACAAGAAGTAACAGTAAACGAAGAAGCATATAATTTAAAGCTAATAAGAGAATTAAGAGAAAGAGATAATAGTGAAGATAAGTTCTTTTATAATAATGCCTTAAAGTTTATATATCACGTTTATAAGAAAGAACATATATTCTCTAATTTAAGTATAAACGAGAGGAAGTTAAAAACATCAGAATTATATTTAAACGGAGAGGATATTTCTAAATACGATAATGATAAACATATTTCAGAAATATTAAAAATATATATATCTTTAGAGTATTCTCAAAATGAATGGGCATATCAGAAAATAAAGAACGATATAGACGATACCATTGGTAGCATAAACGAAATACCAATGAAGAAGAAGAAATATTTTAATGAAGACGTGGAAGTTGAAATAGAGGTAGAAACGTATTTTGATGTACCAACTTCTAATGGAAAAACAGAAAAAAAGAAATTCAAAAAGACAATAACAAAAGAAGTAAATATAAAAATTGACTATTTTATAGATAATTCAGAGGAACGAATGAAAGCACTTGCAAATGTTTTAAAATTGCAAGATATGGAAGAAAAGTTCAGAGATATTATTGTAAGAGAAAGAAAGACAAAAGAGCATAGTAACGAAGAAATGACACTTTTAGAGAGGAAGTATTTTCAATAGGAATATAATATGAGATTTATAGATACAAAAAGATTTCAGCCTGTTATTCATTGTGGGGACTTACCTTACAAGGATGACCTATTCCATATAAAAGAATCAGAGATACCAAGAAAAAGAGAAGAAAGAGTAAAATTCATAAAAGACAATCACATATACATAGATACAGTATGGTGGACTAAACAATACAACAGATGTATTTATGGTTATACAGTAGAAAATGCTATCGAGAAAGGTGGAGATGCTCTTGAAGATAATGTTGATGCTTTTTGGAAAGATAATAATTGCTATCTACCACAATACGACTTATATATCATAAATAAGAAAGTACATATTTCAGGCAGATATTATTTCTTTTTAAACTTTTGGCCGATATACGGATTGGCAGAAGGTAGTAAAGCAAAGGGAATAATAAAACCTCGCTTTCTCGATCATCAATTTTTAGTTTCTCGTCTTTGGGAAATGCAAGTAGAACAACAGAAAGACTTGCAGTTGATGAAAACAAGACAATTGGGAATAAGCGAAATGTATGCAGGAGGTAAACTCGCATATAACTATTTATTTGTTTCAGCATCGCAGAATATTATAGTAGCAGGAGAACAAGGAGATGCCGACCATACATTTGAGAATTGCGATAGAGGATTAGATTTAATGGCTAACACACAATTTTATCTTGAAAGGTCAGTAAGTAAGCTACAATCAAATCCTTTAATAAAATCAAAATATACAAGTTCATGGATAAGGTCATTATCTGCAAGGGATAAACCACAGATTATTAGCAAATATTCGCCTTATGAAATATATTATGAAGAAATAGGTAAGGGTAAAAAAGGATGGTCATTAGAAGTGGCAGGTTTTGCAAGAGCGGCTATTTATACAAACAACATAAAGACTGGATGGCAGTCGCAAATAGGCACAGCAGGAAACCTTGAAGGTGGTGCTTATGACTTGGAACAAAGGTTTTACAACCCTGAAAAATACAATAATCTTTCATTTAAAAATACATTTGAACCTAAAGATAATATAGAAAGCAAACGAGTAGGATATTTTTTACCTAAATGGTGGTTTAAGATTATAGATAAAGATGGCAATACTCAAAAAAAGGAAAGCATAGCTTGCTTATTAGAAGAACGTAAAAGTATAGCCCCCGATAAATTATATATACACGTAACACAGGAGGCTATATACGCATCAGAAGCGTTACAAGTATCAACACTTGGATTTTTCGGAGATGTCGCAATAGGCTCTTTAAATAGAAGAAGAATAGAAATAAAACAGAATCCTCAATTTCAGTTAGAACGTAGAGGGATATTAAAAGTAAAAGACGTAAATAAACCAATAGTATATTCTAATCTTGAATTTGAGTATGACGATAAAGGGTGGTTAAATATTATAGAAGAACCTGTAACTGACAAAAATGGCTTAGTATATATTAATCTATACCGAGCTGGAGCAGATAGCTACGACTACGAAGAAGCCCACTACTCTAACTCTAAAGGTGCTTTTTATGTAAAAAAAGGCTTTTTAATGGGACAATCTCTTGTCAATACTTATGTTGCAGAGATAGTAGAAAGACCGACTGTAAGCGAGGGTGGAGCAGAAACATTTTACTTCCATACTATATTAGCTTGTATATGGTATAGGTGCAAGGTAAATATAGAGTATTCAAATTTAAGAATATTCCAATATTATGAAGATAGGGGATTTGAGCATTTATTATTTGAAAGACCGAGATTAGCATTTGCAAATAAGATATTAAAATCTACATTGTCTAATAAGTACGGAACAGATAAGAGTTTAAAACCACAAGGACTTGGAATATTAGCCGACAAATTAACTGACGAATATATCGGCAATATGTTTTTTTTAAGTCAAATAGAAGCACTTGCAAAGTTTAAATATATTCCGTCAGCAACAAAGCCATACAACTGCGATAGAACAATGGCAACAATGGAATGTGAGATATTTGACAAAGAAGATGAAATGGTAATAGTAAAGAGTGAAGGCGATATAATAAATAAGAGAAAGAGATTAGTTTATAAAAGAGTAAATGGAAGAATAGTTCAGGAATTTGTTTAAATAAAAAAATATGACAGAGAAAAATTTAGCACCTTTAACACTTGTTAAGGAATCTGAAAAAACAACCGCATGGATTGAACAATATCTTCGATATATATCGTCATTATCATCATTGAACGAATATTATAGAAATGATATAACTTGTTGGTCATATTATCAAAATCTAATTAACAAGGACAATACAGACTACTTGACAAAAATAGGTGGTTCAGAATTACCTGCAACTGTAAGAAGAATACCAAAACAAAGACCTTTTGTAGACAGACTTGTTTCTCAACAAGAAAGACGACCTTTTGTTTTCTCATGTGTTTTGTCTGATAAGAAAAGCATAGAGGACAAGTATTTAGATCAAGCCAATGATTATATAGAAGCGATAAAGTCAAACGCACAATATATCCATTTTGAAACTTCATTTAAAATACAACAAATAGAAGAAAAGATAGCACAGATGCAGTCTATGGTTCAGCAAGAACCTAAAACAGCAGATGAAGCACAACAGATAATGCAATTAAAACAACAGCTACCTGTCGTTATAAATAACTTTCAGTATGCCATTACAATGCTTAACGAACAAGGAGCATTAACACAAGAACAAATATCCAAACTTAAATATTATCATAGATACGAAAAAAAGGATTGGAAAGAAATAGCAGCACAAAAAATGTTATTAATGTTAAGACAAGAACTTAATGTTAATTCAGAATCAACAGAGGCATTTAAAATAGGAAGAGTTGTTGGCAGACAGTATTTTTATGTAGATTACGAAGAAGGGAATAGGCTACCTACATTTAAGTCATTAGACCCTATTACTGTAACATATCCTAAAATAAGTTCAGTAAAATGGGTACAAGATGGTCCCTGGGTTAAGATAACTGAATATATGTCTTATAACGATATTGTAACAACTTATGGAGATAAGATAGTCGAAAAATACGGACAAGATAAATTAGAAAAGCTAAGTAATGTTTCTTCTGAAAATACACATAGCATGATAAGAGGAAATAATGGAGAAGCGTATTTTAATGAAGAAAGCATGTTATATTCAGGAACAGATGATAATAACTACGGAATAAAGGTAGAGAGGATATGGATAAAAGTACCAAGAAATATAAAGGTAAAATATACTCCTAACCCATTCGAGGAAGGTATTTATTTCAGGCATTTCATACAAAATAAGGAAGTAATAGATAAACGAGATTGGAAATATGATAATGGCTTTTATATCAATAAGAAAAATGATAAAGACGTAAGACAAGAGGGAGATGTAGAAGTAGTAAATTCGCTAAAAGGAGAAAAGTACAGAAATAAATATACTAATGATAGGTGGTATGGAGTAATAATTAATAATGAGATAATTGTTTGCGAGGGTAAACAAAGCTTTGTATTAAGAGATATAGACTTACATGGAAAGATATTATTGCCTGTTTTTGGAAAAACATATTCATCTATATCTGACCAACCATATAGCCTTATAATGGCTACAAAAGACTTACAAGACCTATATGATATAGTTCATTATCATCAGGAGTTAATGTTAGCATTATCAGGAACAAAGACAGTTCTTTTCGATACAGCATTTAAGCCTGGAAGTATGACAGACGAACAATGGGAAGCTGACAAAAAGAAAGGAACTTTAAATATTGAGAGTATTGGGCCAGACGGAAAGAGGCAACAAAGTAATTTTAACCAATGGACTATGTTTGATTTATCAGTATCGAGTTCTATCGGAACACTTGAGCAGATAAAAATGAGCATAGAAGAAACAATGGGTGATATTATGGGAGTGCCAAGACAAATGAAAGGTCAAATGGTTGCAACAGACCAAGTAGGTACTTATAATGCTTCATTAAAACAAGCAGGACTTATAACAGAGATAATGTTCGCAGAACACGACTTAATAGAATCTAAAGCATTAACTCACGCATTAAATTTAGCTTTAACATTCTGTTATAAAGACGGAGAAACATTTGGAATTAATAATAATGACTTATCAGGAGAGATAATAAACATACCTCCAAACGTATTTAATAAGATAAGATTTTCAGTATTAGTAGCCAACAATACAGATGAAGGACAAGGCATGGAAGATATGAGGCAGTTAATTATTGGTAATTGGAAATCAGGACAAATGCAATTTTCAGATGTTGTTGATTTATGGGGAATAAAAACTCTTGCTGAACTTAAAGATAAGTCAAAATACATGGCAGAAAAGGCACAAGAGATAAGAACGATGATAGCTAATAATTCCTCACAAGCAGAGGTAGAAAAAGAGAAATTAAAAATACAACTGAATAATGAATTATTAGCACCATGGAAAGAACAAGAGTTTAGGTTAAAGGAAATGGAGTTACAGATAAAACAGTCATTAGGACAAATGAACTCGCAGGTATTGTCGCAGAAAAATCAGGTTATGCAGAAACAGATAGAAAACGATACTGTAATTAAATCGGCTAAAATACAAGCACAAAAAGAAGTAGATGATAGTTCTATCGCAATGAATGATAAACATTTGAATAATAATGAAAAAATTAAGATGTTAGAGATACAAGTAAATTCATTATTAAAAGATGCAAAGATTAAAAGCGATAATTTGTTGTCAAATAGGAAACAAAATATTGATATGGGAAATATGGTTATTAATAGCCAAAAACAAACAGCAATGCGAAGTAATGAATTAGAATAAATTAGGATAAATATAATGTTTATAGATTTTAACAATATTGAATTATCGGGCATACACATATCTACGTTAGACTGTGAAGATGTCTTCATAATACAATCAAAGTATTTAAATCAAATAATCGTTATGAATATGAATTAATTTTAATAATTTAACAATGAGAAAAATTAAAAGAAATGACAGAATTATCAGGAATAGTTGCAATGGAAAAGGTTGCTATGTTAGGTATTCTTTGCCTTTTGACCGCAAGTTTAACAATGTGTATATGGAAGTTCATGACAAGAGGAATGATATTCAGAAGATACTATTTACTTCTAATATACTATTGGATAAAGTGGCATAAGAAAAAAGATAGATGGAAAAGAAAGTGGCTTAAACCGATTGGACTATGTTACTATTGTTATGGTACTTGGATAAATATAGTATCATTTGTAATATTTATCGGATTAGGTAGTATTGATATGATATTATTTTCAATAGCATTAAACTATATTTTTATAGAACTATTAAATAAATTATTAAAAATAAAACAATAATATTATGGCAATTAAAAAGAAATGGTCTACAATGAAAAGACTATCCGAAAAGGAAAAAGAACAACCTATTAATCTTGAAAAATTGCGTTATAGAGATCCAAGACCAACGATTTGTTTAGATTCTGATAATCTACCTGAAATAAAAAATTGGGAAGTAGGGAAAGAGTATAATGCCAATGTTATACTAAAAGTAGATGGTAAATCAGATAATATTGATGATGAAACAGGAAAGAGAATAATAAGAGCAACATTAAAATTAGCTGGAATAATGGTAGATAATTTACCTTTAAAAGAGGATATGGAATCCGAAAAAGAAGAAGAAATGGAAATGGAAGATTAAAACAATAATGTTAATAAAAATAGTAAAAAATATTACAATGTTATATAGTATGACTATTTATAAATAGTATCTTTATGACTATTAAAAAACAGAAAAAATAGAAAAACAGAAAAAACAAAGAAATATGAAAAGAAAATATATGAATTTCAGTTTATTAGGCAATGGCAATAGTCGTTGTTATAGAGTATCAGAAGAATCTGATGGTGCAAATATTTCGGATAATACAAATGAACAAGTTAGTTCCGATGTAGTAGATAACGATAATGACAATGTAGATATTCCTGTAAAGGAAGAAAAGAAAGAAGAAATAAAACCATTTGATTCTGATGCGTTTAGAGGTAAGAAGAAAAAAGGAAAAACAGCACCAATATTAGACGAAGTTATTAATAATGATAATATTGACGATAGCAATAATACTCCTAATAAGGAAGAAGTTATTGGAGAAACAAAAGATACGCAAAAAGAAACAGTAACTACCAAAGAAGAAGTTTATAAGTATAATCCTGTATGGGATATACTAAAAAAGAACTTATCTGATGATGATAACAAATGGGACTTACCTGAAGAAATAAAAACAGGAAAGAAAAAAGATGGTAGTGTTTTAACAGCAGAGGAAGAATTTGATTTGCTTAAAGATACGTTTATTGATAATACAGATTTTACTGATGGCGATCCTTTTATTTCAGAATATATTGAAGCAAAAGAAAAAGGATTAAGTCCAGACGAGTTCTTAAAAACAAAAGTAAGTTCTTTTATAGATAACTCAAAATTATCAACAAGGGATAAAGCTATTCAATCATATAAGAATTACAGAGATGATAATAAGGATAGCTTAAAAGATAGTGAAGGAAATTGGATAGATGGTTGGAGTGATGATGATATTAATGACGAGGTAGATGACTTAAAGCCTATTCAGTTAAAGAAAGTAGCTGACGAGTATGATAATAATGTTAAAGAAAGAGAACAGAAAAAAATAAGACAAGACATAGAGAATTATAATAAGAATACAGAAAAAATATATTATAAATTAGAAAAAGAAAACGAACAATTAGTAGATAGATACCTAAAGAACATAGAAGGGAAAAACACTATTTCAGGTATTGAGTTTGGCGAAGCCGAGATGGCTCAATATAGAAAAGAGTTACCTACTTTTATGAAGCGTCAATTAAAAACTGACGAAAAAACAGGTTTGAAGTTTTACATAAGTCCAGCAGAGGAGTTATTAAGAGATGTATTGTCTAAGACAGAAGATACATTTGAATTACTACCCTACTTGTTTATGGTAAAAAATAAGACCTTAAAAGGTTATACTACAAGGATAAAAGAGAGAGTTAAGGAAAGTTTAGAGAAAACTCTTGACGATGTTCCAACGCAAGTTACAGGAACTGCAAGAGTAGGTGGATTTAATGCAAAAAGATTTAGGGAAGGTAAGTTTTAATTGTTCACCCTATATCGGCATAAATTCATAAACACAAATAATTAAATTTATTATTAACTTAAAAATTGAAAAAATGAGATTAAAATACGGGCCAATCGAAACAGTTGCCCAAAGATCAATTGATGGAAGATTACTAATAGATCAGGGAATTGTTGATCCTGACTTTATGCCAACAGTAATCGGTTCATTCGTAGAAGAAAGTCCTTTCTTATCTTTATTAGATGCTAAAGGCTATAAAACTAAAGGACTTAATTATATGTCAAATCCTCTATTAGATGGTGGAAGATATAAAACAGTAAGCTCTTATCATGTTCAGTATCGTATAGAACAAAATGACATGCGTAAAGAACATTTCCGTTCTAACGTAGCAGGAGTTTGTTTTGTAGATGCTGCAAACCCAACAAAACCTGGTTTAGGAAAACAACCTTTTTATATCTATCTTGATAGTAATTGGATAGGCGGAAAAGACATTATCTTATTAGCTGATGGTAAAACACAGTTATATGTAGATAATGAAAGAGGTGGCGAAGCACAACCTGGCGGAGTATATCGTTTTAGAGTAAAAGTACAAGGTAATAGACTTGATGAGTATGTTGATACTGATTTAATGGTTGACGGAGCAGAATGTCAATTAGTTCAGACAATGCACGAACAAGATTTCTCTACTTTTGGAAATGAAAGATATACCTTTGGTGGTTTTGGAGATGCTTATTTAACATTACAACGTCTTAAATATTCTTATAGCGGAACAGCAGCAGCTATGGACAAAAACCGCAAGGTAACAGGACGTTTTGTAAAAGGTGGTGATGGTAATGAAGCATTTTTACCACAAGCACACGAACAAATGTTAAAATGGGCAGCACGTTTCCTTGACTTCCAAATGTTAGAAGGAAAAAGTACAGTAAATCCTGATACCAAAAAAGTTGTTATGACTGACGAAGCTAACAAAGAAATACTTTCTGGTAATGGAGTTATGTATTCAGGAGATGGTCCAATTGAATATCCTCAATCAAATGGTTGGACACCTAAATATATTGAGAACCTATTATCTGATATGTCAGAATATATTACAGCAGACGAAAATGGTTCAAGAGAAGCAGTTATGTTATTACCACAAAGAAGCTTTATTGATTTGAATTTAACATTAGCTTCAATGGGAGTAACCCAAGATAGCAATATCGAAGGAGTAGGTGATGAAAAATTCATCAACCATACTTATAGTGGATTTAAAATGGCAGGTATTAAATTCTATGCAGTTGAATACAAGAAGTTATCACAACGTCCAGGTATGCAACTAAAAGATGGTACTATGTCAAACGAACATGATGGTATTATCGTTCCTTTGGGTATGACGCAATCAGGACAAAGAGGTATCGAAATGGTACAATTACGTCCTATGGTACAAGGTACTGTTGCAGGTATTGACAAAGGTGGTAATGTATCTTCTTCTGTTGATGGTAGCAGCGAACATATCTTATTGCAAAATGGTATTATTAGCCAAAACCAAATATTTAAGATTTACAAACCTATCAAAGGTAATACACTTTAATATTTTAATTTAAACAAAAACAGTTAAAAAGATGAGCAAAGTAATAGAGAATGACAGAAAAAAAGTAAGGATAATTATTGACCTTAATAAATATCCTATATATAAGAAAAGTCCTTATACTATCCCTATCTTTGGAGAGAGTGGTAGATTTAGGACAGGACAGAAATTAGATACATCTAAAATCATTTCAGGAAGAATGAAAGGTAACGAACCTGCATTAATACCTGTTGCTTTAACAGAAGAAGAAAGAGCAAAATATCCTGTTGTTATTGACCCGACAAACCATTATAAAGTAAGACACTTACAATGGTTATACAAGGACGATGATAGCGACAAAGCGATATTAAACCTTTTACTTATTTCAGGTTATTGGGCAGAGAATAAATCGTTATTTGACAAGAATCCTGTTAAATATCATGGTTATTTAGATGATCCGATTACAGAAGCTATTGTTAAGAATGATATAAAGAAAGAGAGATATGAAGCAGAAACAGAAGTACGTTTTGCGTCTATTGATGACTATGAACGTATTGCTTTAATCTTTAATTTTAGCGTACCCGATTCTCATTTGAATATTAATGAACCGAGTGATATTTTAAAAGGCAAATTAATCGACCTTTGCGAAACTCACCCAAGTCAAATGAAAATGTGTTTTGAAAAATATAATAAAGGTATTGAAAAAGATATATTCATTTTAGAATGTATCAATGCTGATATTATAAATAGAAAAGCAAATGGGGACTTATATCATGACAGAGAGTACATTGGAATTACAATGGAAGATTGTCATAAATACATGGCTAAAAAAAGTAATGAAAATCTCTATGCTAAATTTAAGGCATTACTCGAAGTTAAAAAAGGTAGTAAATATTCAGATATAGTTACAGATTCTAATACTTCGGTAGAAGAAGATATGACTTATATTATGAAATGTAAATCTGCTATTTTTGATGGAGATTATGAAGGAGCAAAAAAGATATTTACAAAAATCAACAAAGATAAATATGTTGGTGAATGTGAAAGACTTGATGCTGAAATAGAATCCTTAAGAGCAAATAGAGAGAATAGTAAGTTAAAAGCCGATATTAAGACTTTTGAAACAGAACTCGATACATTATCTTTAGACGAACTTCACGCTAAAATAACAAACGCAAGAAGTAACTATAAAGAAGCAGAATGTAAAGACGTTTGGGATGATAAAGAAAAAATTATCGCTTATATGTCAAAAGTAAAATTCAAAAATAAATAATTATGTTAGATACCGCTTTAGATACTTATAACACTTTCCTTGACGGAATTAAAAAAACCTATACAGGAACTATCAAACCTTCTATTTTTACAAGGTTGATAAATGATTGGGGTATTGACGAGTGGTTAAGACATAACGTATCAGAAAATGAAGGTGTTGATGTAACACAGAAACAAGTTGATGACTTACAAATGTTAAAGGTTATAACAGATGGCAGTATGACTTATAATGGGGATATTATGTACCCAATAACTCCTGACACTTCTAATGGATATTATTTTTCAAAACCCGATGGAATTACTCCTATCAATAATTTATCGGCTTCTACCAAAGTATATCCTAAATATTTAAGAAAGACAGGAATTAAGTTTAAGCTAACGTATGTTAATAATATTTGTAATCTTACAGGTATTTCTGATTACTTAAAAGCACAAGTTATGAGAGATGGACAACAGGAGATTATCGAAGATAATTATTACCTTAAACCAACAGACGATAATTTGTACTATAAACAGATAAATGATAAATTCAATCTAATAACAGGTACTCAAAGTACAGGTTATTGCATGAGATTAGAATATTTACGTTATCCAAGACCTTTTTATTTTGATACAAATAGAAATGTCAAATCTTGCATTACTATAGATTCTAATGCTATTGGTGTGGGAACAGTACAGGTAACATTTACTACTTCTTTGGGTGCTTACGTATCTTTAGTAGTAAATATTGCTAATAATGACAGTAAATATGTAATAGCCAAAAACATATACGATTCTATTATTAACAACCCTGCACTTCCTACATCGGTAACAAATTTTACAACTTTAAATCTTAACACAATCTGCGTAGGTCAATATGGGTATGATGGAGTAGCAACAATAGTAACAACAGGCGTTGCAATACCATATACAATAATAACAGGCACAAATGTATCTGACGTTAATATTGAATTACCTGAACAACAAAGGAGAGAAGTTGTAGAAAGTGCGGTAAGAATATATCTTGAAAGAGTAACAGATTTAAGATATAAGACTTATCTAACAGAAGCTACGATAAGAGATTCGGCAAAAAAGTAATTAATTAACAAAAGTATTAATATTTAATTAAATTTATAAAATGGAAAACTTAAAAAACCCTCCAAGAAGGGTGCTAATTAACACTATCGACCATGATACAGTTGGTGCTTTTTATGACACAGTATCAGGAGTTAATATGTTATCTTTCAAACAATATGGGATAAACATTCCTTATGTTGCTGCTGCTTTTAAAGGAGCAAAAGCTTGTACTGATTTAGGTGCTGTAGGTAGTGAAGAAATCGAACTATCTAACGAAGCTCCATGTTCAAATTGCAATTGGCAATATGGCATTAGCGTAGTAAAAAAAGTACAATTACCAGGAGTTGGTAATAATGTATCTAATTTCCAAGCAACTTCCTATAATGGAGTTATTGCAGCAATTACTACAACAGGTGGTTATATTGACGACAAATGGCTGTTACAAGCAGAAGATGATATTATTTCACAAATTTTCAATGACGAAGGTTTGCATAATAATAACTCCGATCCTGTTACAGGTGGTGGTGCTATCGTAAAAGCAGTAAGAAGTTATGGTATTACCATTCCTTTAGCAGCTACTAACAAAGTAAACTTTACTATTAATGGAGTAACAACATCTATTGTATTAAATACAGGAGCAACAGCTATCACTATGTGTGCTGATTTAAATGCAGATGCTACATTTGCTGCTCATGCTTACGCAATAGCAACTTCAGCTACTACACTTAATATCGTAGGAATAAATGGTGGAGATTTATTTACTATTGCTGATGGTGGTGGTGCAACAACTATTACTATTAATTATCGTAGAATTTGGTTAAGAGGTATAAGTCCAAAAGTTCAGTTTGCTGTAAAATATGATTTAGGGTTTGCAACAACTTTAAAGAAATATTTATATGGATTAGACGGAGCATTGGCAGCTGCAGTAGCAAATTCAGGTATTACTCTTAATGTAGGAGGAACAGCAAGTAATGTATCTACTAACCATGCAACTATAACTCTTGTAACAGCCGCTATTAATGCTTTGGCTTTAACAGGAGTATACGCAACGACAGTAGGAAACACAACGACAGGTATATGCTTAATTCATGGTACTGACGTAGTAGATTCTTTAAGTCTTATCGTTTCTAAAAGTCCAGGAAACTATGCTACTTATACTGCTGCAAGTGCATACGTACCTCTTACTACTTCTATAGATGGAACAACTTTCTATCCTTGTGTTTATGGTGGACGTTATCCAAAAATTACAGGAGAGTATGTAAGAAAATTATTTGCTAACGCAGGTGATGCTGGTTCTTTAGCTGCTTATGACGTAGCAGATCAAGGCGATCCGACAGCAAGTTACTGCATGTTCTATTTTAAAGTAGATACACAAGTAAATGCTATTCATGGAGCAAGTTATATTGATTCTATCAGAACTGATATTGAAGTTTATATTAAATCGAGCTTATTAACTACTGATTTCTTATATTCAGGAACAAATGCTGTTCTATCAGGACAAACAACAAAATTCAACCAACACCCAACAGCAGCAGCGAATATCAATTTTGAAGAAGTGTTGCAAGTATGGGCAGGTGGAACATGGACAGGATCTGTCGCAACAGGCGGTAGTAATCCTAATGCTTGGACTAACTAATATCTTATTAAGGTTTAAGGGGAGGGAAAATAAACTCCCCTTTTCCTTATTATTATCATAACATTAACTTATTAATCATGCGACCATTAAAACAGATTATTGACGAGGTAAAGATTGACTTAAAACAGTTTACCAATGATGATAGAATAAATTATCTTGATAAATATTTGCAAGAAAAGGCAGATGATATAAGAGCCACGTTAATACGTTCAGAATTGACATCGACAGGGAGATTAGATGATAAGTATTATCAGTCGGCTTGTTGTATCACAGTAGAATGTTTACAACAAGGGTGTGTTATTAATGGAACTATGATACCTTCAGGAACAGTATTATGGAAAGCGGAATTACCTGCGTTAATAGAAGGCATTGGAGAAGCCGATTTGAAATATTTAGGTCTTGACGATTACGAGCATGATTTTAAAAGAGTAAGTTTAACATCGTTTACAAACTCATCAGGAGATATATTTAATGCTTCGAGTACCATGTATCATATTATTGGCAATACAGCATATTTTAAAAATCTTCCAACAGCAGGAATAGGCTATATATGTGCATTAGGATTATGGTCAAAACCAACGACAGTATGTAATTATAATTTAATGACAGACATCTATCCTGTACCTTCGGTAAATAAGTTAAAGATGTTATTAAGAATAGAAGTATTAAGGTCATGGGGTTATGTAACAGCAGATAAAGTACCGACAGGAGAAGATAAGACTATTGACATAAACGCAACAGAACAAAAGACATTAGCATCAGATAGTACAACAGAATAAGTAATACTATAATTATTTATCATGCCATACGATATAGAAAATTCAGATATTGACATTAATTCAGTAATAACCATAACAGATAACTGTACTATTATAGGTAGTAACGGAACGGAATTTACTTTTTTAAGATTAAGACAATATGTAATGTGTGGCACAACAACACCAACAAGAGTAATAGAGCCATGCGATACTTGCCCTAATAAAGTAAAATATGTTGTTTATTGGAAAGTATGTATTAGTGGAGAGGAGTTTTTAATACCATACGCAAATGCTGTTATAGAGGGAAATTTAAGGACAGTATTTCAACAAGACTTATATCAGAATAATAGGAAAAGAAATTACGACCAACCAAAAGATTATAAAATGGTTGCACGAGATATATTAGGGAGAGAGATAAATACAGGCAGAGAAGATGTAGCAAATCACGAAAGAATTACACAAATAGAAAAACTAAGATATGCAAATGATGGAAAACAATACGGAGGTTTATCATACGCAGAAACAGACCAAACAGGTAGAGAAGTCCCAACAGACAAAGACGAAACAGAAACAGACACTACAACGTGTTAGGAAGAATTTAAAAAAGGGGAAAAAGACGTTCTTTAATGGTATTGAAAATGTTTCTACGGAACAAATTATTTCTTTAATAAATACAAAAGAGTTTAACTTTAACTTTTCTAACATAAATCATAATACTTCTTCAGACGCAGGAAAGGATAGATTCGGAAAATATATTCCATTAGAGGAAATATTAAAGAATAGCTTAAGATTAGATGGAATAAAAAGTAATGAAACAGAAAAGATAGAGAGATATGCAAAAAAATGTGTAAATAGGTTTTTCAGAGAACTATTATACATGATGTTAGAAGCTAATTGCTTATTTTGTATTCCGAGAAAGAAGTTATTATATTTATTTATAACGGATAAAAATATCTTTTTAAAAAAAGCTAATGTTCTAAATAATACGATAAAGTTAGATAATATATTCATTAAAGATATATTGATTCCATTTAGCATAACAGTACCAATACACACCTACTTAACAGGTCATTCTATTAATCTAAAAGTAAAACAAACAATTAAAAGTGGCAGGATATTTTTAACATATAAGGATTATTACGATTATATTAAAAGTAAGTTACCATATAATAAAAAAATAAAGACTAAATTTGAGAGCAAGTTAGCGATAGAGGTAGGGTTAAAAGAGAAAGCTAAAAAACGCAAGAAGAAACAGAAATCTCGGTATATAAGAAAGACAAAGAAGAAAAGAAAAGTTCACGTAAGACGAAACTTAATAGAGCAAAAAGAGGATATTATCAATAATAACGAATAGTATATTTTAAATATAAAAATATTGAAATATGAATAATCAAAAATATGTTACAGCCGATATTATAGCATACGAATTAGGGAGGGAATTTAAATCCAAGAAATGGGATATAGGAGATGTTAGAACATGGTGCGGAATAGTTGAAACGAGGTATATTAAGGATATTGAAACAATGATACAATTTGACGAAATAGACCTTTGCGTAATGAACAATATGCTTTTACTCCCTTGCAACGTATTTAGACTACTTGACGTTTACGAGAGCAGAAATAAAAAGCTAACATATAAAAACAATGGTGCTTATTTATATGACTTCAGATATAATGGAATAAAACAAACATATCCTAATGGCTTTAAATTATATCTTAATTATGTAGGTATTAACATAGACGAAACAACAGGAGAACTCTTAATAGTAAAAGGACACGAAGAAGCTTGTAAGACATTCTGTAAGATAGAAGCTTTTACTGAAGATGTTGCTTATGGTAGATTTAGCAAAGACTTATGGTACTTATGGAAAGAAGAATTTTCAGGACAATTTAAAGCTTCGAGGTATAATATTCAACATAAGAGTAGGCTTGATATAGACAACCTTAATATAATAAGAGGTAATATGATACCAAAAATAGCAGGTATCGAGTTATATCACGAAATATATAAATAATATCAATATCTAAAATATAGGATAATGCAACCTGAATTTAATAATCACGTTTTTGAAAAAGGAATTAAAGATTCTATTGATATTTCTAAATTAAGAAATAACACATGGGCATTTCCAACGCTTAATGTAAGGTTATTTAATAAAGACGGAAACGGATATATAGTTACACCAACAAAAGGTAATACAGTTAATAACGGAGTAGGTGCAATAGGAGGTGTTGATGCAGTCGGTGCTGTAATGAAAATAAAAACGGATTATATTATAATAGCAGCTAAAGAGTTTAATGGCATTATATATATAATTTCTCAAAAGGCAGATGCTACGACAGGACTACCTAACGGAGAGGGGCAAATAGGAGTTTATCCTGCCCCAAACGTATTGATAACAAATGGAACAACAGGAGTTACTCCAAGTTTTACAGGTTTTCCAACTCCAACAGACACATATCCTTATGGTAGATTTTATGCTCCATTAGGAAATTTCAATCCTACGACATTACCTTCCGCTTACGACCAAACAGCAACTTATATCGTTACAGATACAGTAACATATAATAATCATATATGGACTTGTACGACAGATATACTTATTGGAGAGCCTTTTGATATAAAAAAGTGGACATTATCATCTACTCTTGATACTTCTGCCTTTGGTTTTACCTTTAACAATATGACCGAGATAGAGATAAGACCACATTACGATAATTCAGTAAACTTATATATAGTAGATTACACAAACCCTAACAGAGTTGTAAATAGTGGTTTTGATATGACAACAGGAGCATTAACGGACACTATATACACGTTAAACTCTTTTTCTTCTACCCTTAACCAATTCATGGGGGTATCTAAAAATCTAAGCGTACATGATGTAGATATATTAGCAGGAGGAACATGGAAATACGGAAACTATTTCTTTTATTTAAGATACGCAACTGCTTCGTTAGATAAGACAGATGTAGTTTATGTTACCAATGCTTGTCAGGTTTATGATGGCAACGTAGCAACAGCATCAGGAGTACAGGGAGGCGATGGAGTTACAGGAACATCAGATAAAAAGATAGAGTTATACCTAAAAGATATAGACCCGACATACACATATATCAATGTTTGTTATACACGTTATTACGGAGATGCGTCAGGTGTTCAGTTATGGGAATCATTTGAAATAGGTGATTTATATTTAATTAAAGATATAACGACAGCAATTATTGGTGATAGTATATATGGAAAGATAACATTGGTAGGCGATGAAGATGTTATAAATACAAGTGATTCAGAAATAGTAACGATAAGAGGGATAGAGAATATTTGTAAGACGCAAGCACAACTTGGCAATAGATGGTGGGGAGCTAATTGGAAAAGCACTCCATTATTTAATCAGTCGTTAAAAACCTTTGCGGAGAAAATAAGAATTACGTATGACGATACTTATACTGTATCGGGAGCACCTTTACATAGAACTGAATCAGTACACCCTGTCGATAACGCACATGGGCAATATGATAATTACGGACTTACTTATGATTATGTAGGTTATTTCAGAGGAGAGCCTTATGTATTTGGTGTTGTTTTTGAACTTAATACAGGACAGATAACAGAGGCATTTCCTATGAATGGAGTAGATAACTATCTTTTAGGATATTTGCCAACTCACGCAGATTATAATAAGTTTTACGATCCTAATTATCCTTTATTTGGAAAAGCTATAAGAGCCAATTTAGAGGGTAGATATAGATTTCCTACAAGTGAAAATAGCGGACAATATAGAGGTATTGCAAATGGAGATGTTGCAAATGACACACTTCATATATTAGGTGTTAAGTTTGACATGACTTTTGCTAAAATATATTTAGGAACAGAACCTGCTGAATGGATAAAAGCTAACGTAAGAGGTATGTATTTTGTCCGTATGGATAGAAAGCCACTATTAAAATATCAAGGGATAACATTGCCTGGAAGCAAGTCTTATTTATGCTACGATGGAGCAAACCCTTTAGTAGGAGAAACACCTTTGGAATATACGACAGGTAGCGACCCTGATAGAAGCATATCTTATAATGAACCTAATAATCCTGGATTTAGGATGTCGTTAGGTGGAGGGCAATTAGGTTATGCGTGGATGGATAATTGTACTGATAATGCAGGTTCTTATGGTCAGTTTGTTGGAAAACTTGTTAGCGGAGGATATGTTGCAAGTTATTGGGGATATGCTCATGAAGGAGGTAATCAAGAAGATAAAGGGGGAGATTCAGATGCTGTTTATAAAGATTATCTATTTCCTATTTATCGAGGATATATGCCTATGATGTATTATAAGTTTGCATCAATAGGTGATGAAAAATTTAGGTATTACATGAGTAGATGGTTTCATGTTTACGGAAAACAATGTTTCTTTGCTCCTGATTACTTTTTAGAACCAACAAATCCAGTTTTAGATACTAAATATTGGATAAAACATATAGCAAGAACACAAGATTTTACAGCAGGAAATGATTTTTGGTATCATACTACACAGTCAGATTACGATCATTCAATATCAACAGGAACAGGATTTACCAATGACGCAAGAGATTTAATACCTCAATTAGTTATGGCAGAGGTAGCAACACGATATATGTATGATTCATTATTAGACGCAGAAGAATGTAATATTTACGAAGTAGGACATATAGCCGATATTGTACCAACAACAGCAATTAATGGTTATGTTAACGCAGGGTGTGATTTTACAGGGACATCAGATTATAGTGGAGATAATGATGTTTTATGGAGGGCTCATAAGGAAAACGCAGGTGTTACCCAAAGATGGAGTAACAGAAGTGTTCGCTCACAGAAATATATAGGAATAGATACAGCGAAAGATTTAAGATACCCTAATGACGATCCAAGTAAGAAAAACTATCGACTTGCTATTGTTAATATGTATGAGTACGATCCGACACCTACAATAGTAGGAACAGGGACATTTGACTTGTTATTATGGGAAACAGGACTATACACTAATCCATTATATAGAATATCAGATTTTATTGCGTTTTATGATGACAACCTAACATTGCTGTTAGAAGATAGTTATACTTGTTATAAAGGAGATTGTTTCTTACAAAGATTTTATTTCAAACAACTATTCTTTAATTGTAGTGATTTTACAGCAAGAGGTTCAGAAGGACAAAGCACAGGGAGAGATCCGATATTATGTCGTAGTATAGACGGAGATTGGCCACAAATCGACAATCCTGATATTCCTGATGATGATAACCCAACAGTAGAACAGAAAAAGAGATATGCTTATGGAATGTTAATGGGTATTGTTGTAGAGATGAAATATAATGGCAATATGAGGCATAGAGGTTCATTAGATACATCTCCTACATATTATCCTATTACAAATGCGTGGGATTGGAACATATATGCATCAGAAAAAACAGGTATAGAATCAGACCTTTATAATACAGGTTATCATCGTACATTAGACTTACGACCTGTATTTATGTATAACAGTTCATTACCAACACCAAGTAATATTCATTTAACAAGGATAAGACATTCTGACGAACATTCTCAATATAGTATTGTTGATGGCTATAAGACTATAATGCCTTTAAATTATAAGGACTATGATTCATCAAAACAGCAGATAATGAAGATAGTTGAATTTAATGGTAAGTTAATATCTGTGCAAGAAGATTGCATAAACGAGCATTACGCATTAGAGAGTACATTATCGGCAGATATAACATCAGGGCAGATTTCGTTAGGTTCAGGAAGTATATTATCTGACAAAGTACGTAGGATAGCAGAATTTGGCACTCAACATCAGTATAGTGTTATAAAGACAGAGAACGCTATATATGGAGTAGATTCTTTTAGAAGAACTATTTGGAGAGCAAATATGGCAACTACCGATTCAGGCTCTTATGTTATGGGCGGTACTGAACTAAATAAATCAAAATATATTGACAAATGGATATATGATTGGTTTGAAGAAATACAGCCAATAACAGATATTATAAGTAGATTACCCGACACTCCATTATTAGGGAAAGGTATAACAACAGGATATGACGCTAAATATAAAGACGTATTATTCTCATTCTTTAGTTATAACGCAGGAGGTAAGAAATATACTATTAGCGGAATGACTAAATATAATATGAGATGGAAAGAAAAAAAGAAATCTTATACTAAATGGGAAATAGTGTATAACGAATATGATTATCAATGGTATTATTGTTTAGTAAATTTAGTGACAGGAACTAAAAGACCTGACTTATATCCTTCAGTATGGAAACTTATAGACTTTTCTACAATAACAGATTTTAATAATAGTACTAACTATCAGTTAGGAGATATAGTTAGATGTTGTCCATTAGCAGGTAGAGATTGTATAGAAGGAAATATTGTAATATGTACTATTGCAGGAATACCACCACCACAAACAAATTGTAGTACCTATTGGGGAATATATAAGATACCTATAAACTGTTGCGAAACAGTAAATAAAGCATTAGTGTTTAACGAGGATATTGACGAATTTGTAGGAGAAGTAGACTACCCAACAGTTATTATGGTAAATAATTATCGTGATATGTTTACAACAGGAAGTGGTAACTTACTATTAAATGGTTATTTATGGAAACATGACCAAGATGATTTTCTATGGTTTTACGGACAAGATTGTAAGATGCAAATATCATGGTACGAAAATGCTAACAATGAAACATCATCAGAAAGTTCATACACTAAGCATTTTGAAAGTCAAGATATTCATGGAGATGACAAAGAATTATATAAGATAGAGTGGCAAACAGAATACCAAGACGGAGAGATATATCCATATATAAGTAATAGCGAATTTTGGAGAAACCCTGAATATTTAGAACATCATTGGAAAGTGCCTATTATGGTAAAAACAGATGCTAACAATATGGATTTCAATACAGAAAGTAGTATGCAAGGAACATATTTAAAGACTACATTGACTTATAAACAAAGAGTTAATACTTTTATTAAAAATATTTCTACATGGTATAGAAAATCAAGCGTATAATTCATTATATTTGTAATTAATAAAATATTTATTATGGCTTTAAGAGATGTTGTAAAAATAGGGAGTAGAGTTTTAGGAGCAGGTGTTGGTTTTGTAGCGACAGGATTTAACCCAATGGGTGCAATAACAGGTTACGGAATAGGTGCAACAGCAGGAGATTTGATAGCAGGAGCACCAAAAGAAGTAACGAATAAAGCGGCAGCAATAACAGGCTTTAGAGATGAGATGTCATCGCAAATAAACCCAACAAGTAGAGTAACTGAATATGATGTTACTTCGACTGATTTAGGAGTATCTGATAAGATAACAGCAGTAACAGACCCAATGGTATCTATGGCTTCTTCATTATACGGACAAGTAGGAAAAACTCCAAGAACATTAACAGAAAAGGCAACAAGAGCAACTGATAAGTTCATGAGGAGTAATAAGTTTATGCCAAAGAAAAATGGAGTAGGTAGTTTAGATTTAAGTGGAGTAAACGAAACATTAGGAGAAACAGATGACAAGTTATCACAGATGATAGACCTTATTAATAGCAATGTAAGTAAGCAAGGACTTCCAATGATAAGGAATACTAAATATGGAGGTAATGTTCCTTATATTGGTTATGCTCAATAAAAATAAAATAATATTATTATGGCAAAATTAACAACAAGCAAAAATCCATTAACAGAAGACTATAACACCTTATTAACTGAATGGAAACAATATAATACATTAAACCCTGATAAGCCATTAGACTTTAATAGCTTTCACATGATAAAAGCTGCAAGTCCAAACTTATCTATAGGAAGTAATGCAAATCCATTAAATAGTGAATTATCTGATGGCTTAAACATAACACTACCAAAAGTAGTGGCAACAACAAATAATACAGGAACAGGAACAGGCGAAGGAGGAAACACAGGCTCAGGCTCAGGCTCAGTAACGACAGTAACTCCTGATATTAGTTCTATAGTAGCCGATATTTATAGCAAGGACAAAGAGGCTATAGAAGCTAACAAAAAGTTTTTAATAGGTAGTGCAATAGGAAAGTCAATATTAAACGTATCTAACTTAGCTAACGCATTTGCTAAAAGACCTCAATTTATAGGTGCAGCAGCAATACCTAACGTAGAATATCCCGATGTTACAGGCTCAATGACAGCAGATATGAATAGATCATTGGGAACTTATAGAAGCGGTATAAGTAGATATTCAGCAGAAAAAGGATTATCACCTGACGTAAGGATAGGGGCAGAGGGAGAAGCACTATCGAAAGAATTAGAACAGAGAGCAAAAATATCAGCATTACAGAATGAAAATCAAATAGCACAGACAACAGCAAACGCACAAATTAACGAAGCTAATATAAAAAATCAGTACGAAAGTAAGATAGCAGACCAAGAACGAATGGACGCTATTAATAAAGGCAGATCGTTATTATACCAACAAGGACTAACTAATATCGGGAAGATAGGAACGGAATTAGGTACAGGTTTGATAGAACAACGAAATAGAATGTTAGATACAGAGGCATTAAATAAATATATAACATTATATCAAGATGCGGTAGCGACAGGGAAATATAAAGGTGGATTTTATGACTACATGAAACAAAACTTTGGAATAGACTTTAATAAAACAGAGAATATTACCACAAATATTCCTTTGACGACAACACAAATAGGTGAAACAGGAACTAAAAAAGAATAATAAATTATGGCATTATTAGGAGATGGTTTATTAAATGGTTCACCTTTCTATGGTGGATTTGAACTAACAGATACTAAAGTAGAAGCACCAACAGGATTGATGACTTTTGCTAAATTATTACCCTCGCTATCAACAGCAGGTGATACTACCACTACTACTAAAAAAGGAACTAAAGAAAAAGAAGATGAAACAAAGTCAAACAAACTATATATAGCAGGGACAAAGGGAACGAGGAATACATTAAAAACTGAATTTGACAATGTAGAGGCAGATATTCAAACTACGTTAGCACAGATGCAAGGGCAGTTTGATAAAACTAAAAATCCAACAGAAGAACAAGCATTAAAGACTATAACAGCATTAGGTCTTGATAGTCAGTTAAGATCGTTAATAGCCAAAAAAAATCAATTATTAACTACTGTTTCAGAAGCAAACCAAGACTTACAACAAGCAAAAAGTATTGATACTTTATACGAAAAAGATATTGATGCAAAACAAGAGATAGCAGTAGCACCGACAGGAGTTAAAGGAGTGTATCTCCCTATTGATGTAGATGAAAAAGGCAAACCTATTACTTATGGTAAAGCAATAGACAAATTATTTGAAGCAGATAATACTGTTGTTGATAATGAAACAGGAATGGTAGGAGTTAAATCACCTGAATATTCTGTTTATGGTATGGGAGTTAAACAGAAAGGAGCGTTAACTTCAAAAGTAGAAGGCGAACTTAAAAACGCAGCACCTAACTTAACAGGAATAGATAGCGAAAAACTTGACGAGGTAACTGGATTTATAAAAGGTTGGTCAGATAAAAACAATTATGACCAATTATTAAATGCTGCTACGAATATGAAAAGCAAACTTAATGAAGCAGAACAGGCAGATTTATCAGCAAAGACAATAAGATTTAATATAGATAATCCCGAAAACACTTTATATAGTGATGAAGAAAAAGCATCTATCACTAAAAGTTATAATGATAAGGCTAATATGACAGAGAAAGATATATTAAATATAGCCAATGCTACAGATAAATATTTAGCTTCTTATGTAAGAAAAGAATTACCTACATATCAGAAAAAAGAAACAGGCGAAACATTAGAAAAAGGGTTATATGGAAGTGGTAAATATGAAGAAACTATTGATATTCCAAGTGAAACATATACTTTCTATATTCAGGAATACGGAGATGAAAATGTTACGATGAAAAGGTCTAAATCATACGATATTACAAAATCCGAAACATCAATTCCAATGACAATAGCAAAAGGAACAGAGGGATGGGATACGCAAACAGGGAAAAGGATAAAAGATATTCCAGCAGGAGAGTATTGGATAAATAGATATGACGAGGTAGAAGGTAAAAATAACATGATAAAGCCTTACGTAACTATTGTTTCAAAAGATGATGCTTCTAAAGTTTATAGGATAGACGCCGCACAAAATGCTATGAGTCCATTAAAAGGAGCAAAAAAAGTAAATTTTTTAAATAGCAATATATTTGGTAAATATGTAAATAAGGAAATTAAAGGAACAACAAAAGAAAAAGATACAAGACCTGTAATTAACCCATTTCAATAATAAGATATTATATTTAAGATATTAATTATGCCAGAATTAGATACAATACAAGCAAAGAAAGTATATGATAATATATCAGTAAAGTATAATATTGGTGATTACGAAACATATCTTTCAAAGATGCAAGACCCTATTAATAGAGAGAAGTTTTTTAATAATGTATCAGAAAAAATCAATATAGGTGATTTTGAAACATTTGAAAAAAATATAACAAAAACAACTCCTACTGCAACAGCAAATAATCTTACAGGAGCAACAGCAAGTGGCAAGGTAGTACCCAAAACAGAAACAGCAACTACTACAACAACTACTACTCCAAAAACAGGATATTCTGAAAATATAACTAATTTCGTTACCTTATATCAGAAAGACCCAACAGCAGCCATGCAGTTACTACCTACTATTTCAGAGGAAGAAATTAAGGCAACTCCTTTAAATAGCATGGTAAAAGAATCTATAATAAAAGCTAAAAAGAATTTAGAACTATCTAATAATTTTGGAGAGCCGATATTACAAGCAGGAGTTATGAGAGGTGTTGAGGTTAAGGCAAAACAGAAAGAAAAAGACGTACCGACATTATCTTTTGCATCTATATATAAAGAAGCAGAAAAGCAAAAAGAAGATATAACAATACCTTATTCATCACAAGAGCAGACAGTAACTCCATTACCTAAAGAGGATATATTAAAAGCTAACTTAACTCTTATAAACTCTTATTTATCAAAAGGAGATGTAGATAGTTATAATACAGCTTTAAAAATGACTAAGATACAGGCAGAGAAATACCCTTATCTTAAATCATACGCTAATAGACTTGAATCATATATTAAAAGAGAAGAAGGCGATTTTGAGGGAGCAGCAAAAAGCTACGATAATATAGAAGATGATAGTAAGACTATTTCCGACTTTAATATTTCAGCATACACAAAAGTTAAGGCAGGAAAAGTAGAAGAAGCTAATGAGGATATAGACAAAGCTATAGAGAGAGGTAATCCAAGCGACATAAATGATATTGACGACTTAATATATTCATGGCAGTTAAAAGGTAATATGGCTTATAATGCAGGTTCTACTGAATTAATGGAACAAGCAAGTAGTAAGATTAAAGAATTAAAATATGCCAAAGATAGAGCAACAAAAGATAACGTATTTACTATCTTTACAAAGACACCTTTAACGCAAGAGGAATGGGATAAACAATATAATATAGTACAAAAGAATATTATCACTTCGCCTATTTTAGGAGCAGCAGAAGCAGCAGGAATGGCTTTACAGGGTGTTTATGAAATGAGTACACCACCACCAAAAGACAAAGTATATACCAAAGAAGAATACGACAAAGAGAAGAATGATAGAGTGTTGTTAGGATATTCCAAAGCGTTAAATGGAATGGTATCTACTGCCTTTAATACCTTTCCTTCGATATATGCCTTTAATATAGGAATTGGTGCTATCGGAGGAATAGAAAAAGAATATAGAAATAAACAATTAGAGGATTTACAGAAATATACTAATATGCCTATGGAGGCATTAGAGAGAGCAAAAGAAGAAGAAGGCGTTACAGATACTGTTTCAAAATGGATATTTGCTCCATTAACAACAGCAATACAAACATGGGGAGATTATGATAGTTTGAGTGAAACACAAAAGAATTTTTTAGGTTTAGGAGATGTTACAGCAACATTATTAGGATTATCATTAGCACATAAGGGAGTGAGTTCATTAAAGAAAAATATTCCTATTGCTATTAAAGATTATATTAAAGCGGAAGATAAATTTACAACAGATAAAGGAGTACAGGAATTTAGAGAGGGAGAAGCAAAAGTTGAAGCTACTGCCGAAAAAATAAAGAATATAGATATTGACAAAGCTACGTTAGATGCTATTATGGAGATGAAAAAAGAAGCAGAGCCAATAGTAGCAGTAATGGATAAAATAAATAAAGGAGAGCCGATAACAGAGGCAGAGGGTAAGTTAGTAGTAGATTTCATTGACCAAACAATGAAAGACCCTGAATTTATTATTAAGACCTTTAAGAAAGAACCTATACAAGTTGAGAAAAAGGTTGATAATAGCGTACAAGGAAACCTAAATAGACTAAGAACAGAAGAAGCTAATATAGTTAATAAAAAGGAATATGCAGGGATAGATGACTTATATAAAGCAGAAGAAATAGGAAACGAAATAGGAGCATTAAACGAAAAGGTTAATAAAGTAATAGCAGAGAAAACAAAAGCAGTACAAGAGCAAATAGACCTATTAAAACAAGAAAGAAAAGACTTATATGATAAAGAGGGAATAAGTAACGAAGAACTATTAGTAAACTCTGAAATAGAAGCAGACATTAATACAAGATTACAACCATTATTAAAAGAGAAACAGAATATTATCAACGAAGTATATGAGTTAGATATTACCGAATTAGATAATATTTTAAAACCTAAAGAGGAAGCCAAACCTATAACTAT